ACGGCACGTGTATCTACTTTCTCTGCTATTGAAGCTTACCCTTATATATCTAAACGCTTTGCGCTAGAACGATTCTTAGGTCTGAGCGAAGAAGAGATTACTAAGAACGAAAAAATGTGGCGTGAAGAGAATGATAAAGAAGTTGACATTGATCCACAAGGTTCTGATTTGCGAAGTATTGGGGTATCTGTCGGTGATATGGATGCAGACGCACAGTTAGGTGCAGATTTAGAGAATCCTGAAGCTGAAGGTGAACCAACTGAAGTTATAGCACCAGTATCAACACCGGCAGCAGGTAATCAAGCTGGCGCTGGCGCTGGTCCAGCAACAATGTAAGATATTTGATAAATACTAACATGATTTTATTAGAACTATTCGACCCTGCTACTCCGGGCTATCAAGATATCGCTGACGATAACAGTAAGCCAAAGTGGAAAGAGTCCCGCAAAACAAAATTAACATTACGTCAAATTAGAAAACTTCGAAAAATGAATGATGTTCGTAATTTTGAAAAGCAGAAATATCTAAAAAAGATTTACGCACAATACTCACCTCCTGCCGCTGAAGGCGCCGTACCTACACTCTAAAACACCATAATCTCCTTATTCTGTATAGAAACGTAAAAAAATAGCACTTTATTTGCTGTTTTATTAACTACGTACTAAATAACTATACACAAAGCCATTAACCCTTAGGAGACTACTCAATGGATAACAAAAAATTCGAACAACTCATCACGCTTATTACGAATGAGAATGAAGAGCAAGCCCGTGCATTATTTCACGATATCGTAGTTGAGAAATCACGCGAAATTTATGAATCAATGATGGACGATGAAGAAGAAGAAGACATGTCTGAAGGCATGGGCGGACAAGTCGGTGATTTGCTAGATGAAATCAATTCTGAAGAACACGGCATGACTGAAGAAGAAGAAGACTTCGGTGATGAAGAAGGCGAAGAAGAATTAGGTGATGAAATCTCATTATCAGGCGAAGAAGAAGGTTCTGAATTTGGTGAAGAAGAAAACATCGAAGACCGAGTTGTCGATCTTGAAGACAAACTTGATTCATTGATGGCTGAATTCGAAACTATCATGAATGGTGGACAAGAAGCCGGTGAAGAAGACTTTGGTGACGAAGAAGGTTCGGAAGACTTTGGTGACGAAGAAAGTTCAGAAGACTTCGGTGACGAAGAAGAACAAGGCGAAGAAGACATGATGGAAGCAGTAGCTTTACAAAATGTTAAAGGTCTATACGGTTCTAAAATCGGCGGCGATAATGGTCAACAAACAAAGAGCACAGTAACTGCTAATTCCGGACAAGCTGGAATGGCAAGCAAGCCAGTAGCATTCACTAATGCAACTGCTGGCACACGTACTGTTCCCGCTCCAAAAACAATCCCTGGAACATATAAAAATGCCCCAGGTCAACGTAAGCAAGATTTAGCTCCTGCAACGAAACCAACAACAAGTCAAGCTACTGGTGTTAACGCCAAGAGCCCTGTTGCTGAATCTCGTAAACGTAAATAAGAAAGCTGAGAGCAATGGCTTTGTATCTCAGAGAGAACTTGACATTTGACCGCGCTAATATCGTGGTCGAGTCAGTTAAGGAAGACGGCGATAAGAAATCCCTTTATATGAAGGGCATTTTCATTCAGGGTGGGGTAAAGAACGCTAATGAGCGTGTTTATCCTGTGTCTGAAATTGAAACCGCTGTTAATACTCTAAATGAACAAATAACAACAGGCTACAGTGTTCTAGGTGAAGTAGATCACCCAGACGATCTTAAAATCAATTTAGACCGCGTTTCACATATGATTACTTCTATGTGGATGGATGGTGCTAATGGTTTTGGGAAATTAAAGATTTTGCCAACTCCAATGGGTCAGTTAGTAACTACCATGTTAGAGTCCGGCGTCAAACTAGGCGTATCAAGTAGAGGTAGCGGCAACGTTAGCGAATCTGATGGCCGTGTCAGTGATTTTGAAATAATCACTGTGGATATTGTTGCTCAACCGAGCGCACCAAATGCTTATCCTAAAGCTATATATGAAGGTCTTATGAATATGAGATACGGACATAAAGCATTAGACTTGGCAAAGGATGCTCAGGGTAACAAGAAGGTACAAAAGTACCTGAAAGACGAAGTGGTTCGTCTTATCAAAGAACTCAAGATATAAAAAGGGGAACACGCATGAAAAATGCTATCAAACCATTACTTGAGAGCGGATTAATCAACGAGGATGTAAGCCAAGCTATCAATGAAGCCTGGGAATCTAAGTTAACAGAAGCTCGTGAGCAAGTACGTGCTGAACTAAGAGAAGAGTTCGCACAACGTTATGAACATGATAGAAGCGTGATGGTAGAAGCCCTTGATAAAATGGTTACAACCGGTCTACAAACTGAGATTCAAGAATTTCAGATTGAAAGACAAGCAATGAACGAAGACCGCGTACAAGCTAAACAAAAACTGCGCGAAAATGCAGTTAAATTCAATGATTTCATGGTTACTAAACTATCTGAAGAAATCAAAGAATTGCGTAGCGAACGCAAGATACAATTAGAAAGTCAAGCAAAGTTAGAACAATTCATTGTTCATGCTCTTGCTCGTGAAATCAAAGAATTCTCACAAGACAAAAAAGCTGTTGTTGAAGCAAAGGTTAAGTTAGTTGCTGAAGGTCGCAAACAACTCGAAGTATTGAAAGCACGTTTTGTGTCTGAATCTGCTAAGAGATTGAATGTGATTGTTACAAACCAACTCAAGGGCGAATTAGGCCAGTTAAAAGAAGATATCAAATCTGCTCGTGAGAACAATTTTGGTCGTCGTCTTTTCGAAGCATTTGCAGGTGAATTCAGTGTCACTCATTTAAATGAGAAATCTGAGACTCGCAAATTACTAGCCAAGCTAGACGAAAAAGATCAGAAACTAGCCGAATCCATCGCAACAATCAAGAAAGCAAAAGTCTTGGTTGAAAGTAAAGAACGTGAAGTTCGAATTATCAAGGAGTCTAACAATCGTGAGAAAGTTATGACTTCACTGCTAGGTTCGCTTAATGCGGAAAAAGCAGGGGTAATGAAGGACCTACTAGAAAGTGTACAAACCGCAAGGTTAACTGCATCTTTCGATAAGTATCTACCGGCTGTTTTGAACACTGGCTCTGTGAAGTCTACAAAGACCTCACTAAGAGAAGCAGTTAACGAAGTAACCGGGGATAAAGCTGCCAAACAAGAAGTTGATACTGAAGCACGTGATAACGTGATCGATATCAAACGCTTGGCAGGGCTTTAAAATATAGACATATCAGGAGAATATAAATGTCAAAAGTACTCTTAGAAGGCCGTTGGAACGAGACCAAAGAAGCCCTGTTAGAAGGTTTAAAAGGTAATCGTCGCTCAACAATGGGTGTGATTTTAGAAAACACAAAAAAACAACTACTAGCTGAGTCATCAGCCGGTACAACTACAGCTGGTAACATCGCTACGTTAAATCGCGTGATTCTTCCAGTTATCCGTCGTGTCATGCCAACCGTTATCGCTAACGAATTGGTAGGCGTTCAGCCAATGACAGGACCAGTTGGTCAGATTCACACATTACGTGTTCGTTACGCTCAGTCATTAAATGACACCAGCGCAGCAGCTACTAGTGTTACAGCTGGTCAAGAAGCATTAAGCCCGTTCTTAATTGCACAAGCTTACTCACGTACGCCTCAAGCTGACGGTACATCTACTGGTTATACTGGTAATAATACTGCTGCTCTTGAAGGTAACGGCGGTAAACAAATCAGTGTTCAGATTCTACGTCAAGCTGTTGAAGCTAAGTCACGTAAATTGCAAGCACGTTGGACTTTCGAAGCTGCTCAAGACGCACAATCCCAACATGGTATTGACGTTGAAGCAGAAATCATGGCCGCTCTAGCACAAGAAATTACTGCTGAAATCGACCAAGAAATCTTGTTATCACTACGTACTCTAGCTACAACTGAGTACACATACAACCAAGCTACTGTATCTGGTACAGCTACATACGTTGGTGACGAACACGCTGCTCTAGCTGTTCTTATCAATCGTGTTGCTAACTTGATCGCTCAACGCACTCGTCGTGGAGCTGGTAACTGGGCTGTTGTTTCATCTGCTGCATTGACAGTTCTACAATCTGCTACTACGTCAGCTTTTGCTCGTACAACAGAAGGTACATTCGAAGCTCCTACAAACACTAAGTTTGTTGGTACATTGAATGGCGCTATGCGCGTATTCGTTGACTCGTATGCTCCTGATACTACACCAGTATTAGTTGGTTACAAAGGTTCTTCAGAAACAGATGCAGCGGCATTCTATTGCCCTTACATTCCGTTGATGAGTTCTGGTGTTGTTCTTGATCCATCAACATTCGAACCAGTCGTGTCATTCATGACTCGTTATGGCTACATTGAATTAACTAACACAGCGTCATCTTTCGGTAACGCTGCTGATTACGTTGG